AGCATCGCCAGAGACTCGAGCATTACCCGAGACCCTAGCATTGTTATGGACCCCAGCATTACCCGAGACCTCAGCATCACCATAGACCCAAGCATCACCATAGACCTTAGCATTGCCATAGACCCGAGCATTGCCCGAGACCCAAGCATTGCCAAAGACCCAAGCATTGTCATAGACCTTAGCATAATCAAAGACCTTAGCATAATCAAAGACTCGAGCCTCGGCTCCTACATATGCAGTCTCATCAACAGTAGCGGTATCAGCAACCCAGCCACCACCTTTAGGGTGTTTGTGAGCCGGGACTGGGCCATTGCCGTCACCAAAATCAAAAGTAGTCATCTCAATCTCCTTATCATCAAATGAGTTATAATCAGTCTAACGAACACGATGCGATGAAATAGCAGTAACGACAACATAATCTTTAGTCTTCATTTGCCGCTACCACATACTTGCCAAACCGATCAAAGAACTCTTTGAAGTGCTTGAGCTTGTTAGCCTCAAACGGGAGATTATAGTTGCTGATTGCAGTACGTGCACCCATAACCGTCATCTCCGTAGGGAAGAAGTCCATCATAAAGCGGAAGAAGTTATCTGCAAGCTCGTGCCACTTCTTGCTGTCCTTTTTGCCAAACTTGTCGTAGGCATCCTTGAGCTCGTAGCACATGCCAATCGTAAGAGCATACTGAGCACTGATCTCTTTGATCTTGCACTCTTTGACCTTGCCAGCTAGGATATCCTCAGGCGTTGGCATGTCCTTGGCAACCTTGCGGTGAGTCATAAACTTGATTGCAATGCCTTCACCAACACACCCAGAGACTAAATCAGTCAGCTCGTTGTCTGAGATATCGTCATCATCGAGGAACTCGCTTACGAAACTCCAGCTACGTGGTGTAGCAAACGAACGTCCACTTGAGCGAGGATCAAAGTCACATAGGTCTGCTTTAGCAAATGAGCAGTACCCAACAACGTCTTCGTGGATACGATTGGTCACAGCCCAATCCAACCAGCTATTAAAATCTACCCGCACTTCCAAGTGAACAAAACGGTTAGCAAGCGGAGTAGGCATACGATACGTAACACCCTTGTCGCTTTCACGGTTGCCAGCGGCGATAATAACAACGTTGTCTGGCAATTTATAAGCACCAATACGACGGTTAAGAATAAGCTGGTATGCCGCGGCCTGCACACCAGGCGCCGCACTATTCATCTCGTCCAAGAACAAGATAATAGTATCGTTCTCTGCTGCCTGCGCTTCAGTGGGAAGATCACTAGGAGGAAGCCACTGCATCTGACCAGTTTGTACATTAGGAACAGGATAGCCACGCAAGTCAGTGGGCTCAAAAAGTGCGACACGCAGATCAATAAGCAGGGTCTTGCCCAGATACTCTTTGCCTGCAATCTGTTGCATAAGATCGCTCTTGCCTACGCCTGGCAGTCCCCAAAGGAACACTGGCCGCTTGATCTTGAAAGCACGAACTATACGCTTTTCTGCTTCCTGGATAGTAACCGTTCTTGCGTCAACTTCTGACATTCCTAAAACTCCTCAGTTTCAATTTATAATTCATAATAGCACAGATGCTACTATCGTCAACCGTTTTAGGCTATTTTTTCACCTAAATCTACACGCCAATCAAAGCAAGATTCCATCATACGAACAGTGTTTTCCCAGGTATCCGGGAACTGAGAAACCAGCATACCGTTGGGATCACGAGCTATAAATTTCTCACCAATCTTAGTGATTGTCACATCACCGCTTGAGCAGTTAACTGACTCCCACGTTTCCGTTGAACGCCAATCCGACTTATTCCATTCGCTTATAAACATGTATCTGCTCCGTATTTTCTAACTATAATCATAGTAGCACAGAATAGCAGATTGTCTACCAGAAATCATAAAAAAAGAGGACTTAATGTCCTCTTATTCCAGTGTATGTGCATTTAGTTTTATGACTGTAATACCTGCCCAAAGGCTTGAATTTGCAAGACTTAATGTGACACATAGTAAACTGCGCAGCATCACTAGCATTATCAAACCTTATATCTGCGCCCTCGTCGTTCCAGCGTATATTCCAGTGAAGATCCTGTGCACCAAAGTGCTTTGTCATTAGTTCCAAAAACTCCGTACGAATGATCTTATACACAATATCAATGTCAGCGTTCTTTTCATGTATCTCATAATCAAAATACACACTTACAAAATGCTTCCATTTAGGATCGGCTATATTTTTACTACGTTTTAATTCGAACTTTGTTTCCATCCAAAAACCTCTGAAAGTCTCCATGTAGGGTGGCCCAAAAATATGTTTGCTCATCAAAAAGTAGTATTCTAGGCCAGCGTCCCAGCTGCACATAGTAGGGCACTTGTAACTGTTTATCCAAATCTAATAGGAATCTGTAGTTAACCTCTATGCGACTACTATCGTCCCATAATTTTATATTGTACGACTTAAGATCCAGATCGTCGATAAGACACCTAAATCCCTGTTCAGTTAGACGAAGCCCACCATCGTTCCGTATGTTTTGCCAGAAGAACACCATCTCAGTTCCGTTAGGGATTCGTGTATGCTCTATATTTTTAAGAAATACGGCCGTGTATTGTTGCTTAGTTTTCATTCTCTCGATATACTGTTGTTCCAGTATCAACGAGAACCACAGTAAAATCTTCAGTCTGAAATTTTATGTTTAACTTCTTACATAAATTAATAGCATGGCCAGGATTGCTAAAACTAACCTTGTTATATTTTGGACCGGGATAGTTTGTTAGTATATTGTAGCTTTTTAAGTTAATAGGTTTATCGTTGTAAAAGACACTCCATATACCGTTGCTTGCTAGAACCTGATGTGCTTTATAACAAGATTTATCTACTTTTTCTAACAGGACAGTTGGCTTAGGTCTACTCATGTTGTTTCCAATTATATGCTAGTATTATTTATCTTAGTATATAATAGGTTACCAGGAATCAGACTGTATCTCAACTGCAATAACAGGGTTTTCTTGTAATTCTATGATCCTTGATTGAAGGTCTACTGTATATGCTAGTAGATTTTGGTACTCACGTACTATACCTTGTGCTTCTTGCCTAGGAATAGTTAAATTTTCTGTATTGCTCCCAGCACATCTACTAGCAAACTTTTCTAGATTGCCAAAGTTAGGTCTTTTCATTTCTGCCTGCCCTTGGATGAGCTAATCGTAGTTGCTCTTGTATCTCAAACTTTGTTTTATACGGACCTTCAAACTGATTACGTGTTAGTGTAATCAGTTTTGGGCAATAGGCTTTCATCCAACCAGTTTCAAAGTTAATAATATAGTAACCTGCACAATAGAAACTCTGACTTTTAGCAGTTTTAGTGTAAAGTGGTAATTTACGCTTTACATCAAAGATTTCATTATGTGGCTGTGTCTTACATGGATACTCATGAACGTTGAAATTGTCCTTTGCAGGAACTGTTGACTTTATAAGAGTATTAAAACTAATCTTTGTCTTTTCTGTAAGTGTATCCTGATCAGGAAATCTAGCATTTTTATTATTAACAGTTAACACAAAGTCTGTGTCTCGGCGAAGTGTGCCAACCTTTTCCCCATTTTTCTCTACAATCCAAAACTTGTCTGGCACAATAGGTTTAGCGTGTAACATTATATCCTCTCTGTAACCATTCTGCATATTTCGTAGCATCATCAGCAATCCTTTTCAGTTCGTATTTCCCACAGAACTTTAAGAACTTAGCACCAACCATTTTGTTAGTTTTAGGCTCCATTTGACCACGCATTGTTGTATCAATGTACTCTTTAAGTTCTTCAGGTTGTGCAGTAAGATCTACAAGCGTTCTATTCCGTTCGTAGTCGTCCAACACACGGTGCTCTTCACCGTTATGATCAGTCCAGCGTTGTAGCATCATGTTATTCCAGTTAAAGCCTTTGCTATTACGATCTGCAAAAGCCTCAAGTAACCCAACTTTGTTTTTAGTACCTTTTTTGCGAACACCAGGGTAAGCACTAAACACATTGTCACTAGTGTCACCACGCATGCACTTTTCAAACAGCAACCATTCTGGATCTGGAGCGTCCTTTACATCGCCTGTTTTCTTGTCTTTAACAGGCTTACCATAATCGTCTACGATACCTTCTAGTGACATCATATGATTTTGGATGCCATTGTACTGCTTGACATTAGGTGCAATAAGTTGTGCAAAGTCACTATCACTACTTACAATAACATGATTGTCTTTAGGATGCATGTTAACCCAACGTGCAATGATATCATCTGCTTCAGCAATATCGCAACTTAGTACACTGCAATTAGCACTGTCCTTTAAGAATGTTGTCATATCATCATAGGTATCCCAGAACAACTGATCCTCTTCTTGCTGTTGTTCTGTGAGTGCATCACGAGCTACCTTGCGATTCTTCTTGTAAGGCTCATAGTAGTCCTTGCGCCAGGATCTGCCTTCAAGTGCAAACACAACATGATCAGCACCAGCAATGCGCCAGGCTTTGTTAACTGCACTCATAGTAACATGCATAGCAAACCCTAGTCGGGTCCATTGATCCATACCGCGATGTGCAGCATAACGTGCTCTAAAAAATGTATTAGCAGTGTCTACTAGCAGATAAGTTGTCATTTAATACGCCTTGGTGCTGTGTTAATCTTACGTGGCTTTACTCTTACTATATTACTACTACTTGTAACATCTGTCAACCTAGGCAGGAGATAGTTTGCCCATGCTTTATGCGCATCTTCTCCATAATGGTAACCGTTGTTAACTGTTTTGAAGCCTTGGGCTTCGCACCAATGCCAGTATGTGCCTGCTTGTGTATACGGGTCCAGATAACAATTGTCCCAGTCTACTTGCTCTTCTATATTTCCAAAATGGCTATACCTATTAAGGAAAGGGGTTTTATTTTTTTTTTTTTGCAGGAAGGTAGGTAGTTTATAAAATCCTGTTTGCCAT